GACAGGGTCACAGTGCGTAGCGCGCAGATCCTGCCTTACCGGATCGACGCCGTGGTGTATCTCGCCGGCAACGGGCCGGAAGGTGAGGCGGTGTTGGCCGAGGCCAAGAGCCGACTGGAGGCGTGGAAGAACCCGCGCCGCCGCCTCGGCGTGGAGGTTTCGCGCTCGGCCATTGATGCCCAGTTACATGTTGCCGGCGTCAAGCGCGTGGAAATCAACGACTGGGTGGATATCCGGCCGACCAAGGCCGAAGCCGCCTGGTGTACCGACGTTGTCGTAACGCGCGGTGTTCTGCCATGACGGCGCTGCTGCCTAATAACAGCACGCTTCTGGAGCGTGCCCTTGGCTCGGTCGCACTCGACCGCACCAAGGTCACGATGCGCACCCTGTACAACCCCGACACCTGCCCGCCGCATCTGCTGTACCAGCTTGCTTGGGCGTGGTCGGTGGATCGCTGGGATGACGAATGGTCGGAGGCGGTCAAGCGCTCGGTGATCCGTTCGGCGTACTTCGTCCACTCGCGCAAGGGGACCATCGGCGCCCTGCGCCGCGTGGTGGAGCCGTTCGGCTACCTGATAGAGGTGGTGGAGTGGTGGCAGACCATGCCCGAAGGGGTGCCGGGCACCTTCGCGCTCAAGGTGGGCGTTTCAGATTCGGGTATCAGCGATGAAACCTACCGCGAGCTTTCGGCCTTGCTCGATGACGCGCGGCCCGTATCCAGGCACATGACCGGCTTGGCGATCAGCCTTGAAGCCCGAGGGCGCGTTTACGTCGGGTGTTCGCTCAGCGATGGCGACGTGCTCGAAGTGTACCCGCCGATGCAACGCGATATTGAGGTGATCGGGACCATAGGTCGCGGTGGCCGCGAACACACAATTGATACCTTGGACATTGCACATGGCTGACCAGAATTCACAGTATTACGCGATCCTGACCAATGTAGGCGCGGCAAAGCAGGCCAACGCTGATGCGCTGGGTATTGCGTGGAAAATCACCCAGATGGGCATTGGTGATGGCAACGGCGCTGAGCCGACCCCGAATGCCACCCAGCGCGCGCTGGTCAATGAGTGGCGCCGCGCCCCGCTCAATCAACTCAAGGTCGATGACAAAGACGCCTCGATTATCGTGGCCGAGCAGGTCATTCCGGCCGATATCGGCGGTCGCTGGATTCGTGAAGTCGGCCTGTACGACGTTGACGGCGATCTGGTGGCGGTGGCCAACTGCCCGCCGACCTATAAGCCTTTGCTCAATCAGGGCTCGGGCCGAACGCAAGTCGTGCGTATGAGCCTGGTGGTCAGCAGTGCCAGCAATGTGCAGCTCAAGATTGATCCAAGCGTGGTACTGGCTACCCGTGAATGGGTTGAGGGCAAATTTGCTGAGCAGGACACCAAGCCATCGGTACTGGTGGCCACCACGGCCAACATCTCATTGAGCGGCCTGCAGAGCGTTGACGGCGTAGCGTTGACTGCCGGCGCGCGGGTGCTGGTGAAGAACCAGAACGCGGGCAGGGACAACGGGATCTATGTGGTGGTGGCGGGTGGTGCCTGGACGCGCGCCGCTGATGCCGACCTGAGCGCAGAGGTCACGCCCGGCTTGATGGTATCGGTAGAGAAGGGCGCCACCAACGGCGACAGTGTTTGGCAGTTGGTGACGGATGCGCCGATCACGCTGGGCGTCACGGCGCTGGTCTTTGAAATGCTCGCCGGGCCATCAGGCGTCACGGTCGGCACCTACAAGAGCGTGACTGTTGATAAGTACGGTCGTGTGGTGGCCGGCTCCAATCCGGCCACGCTGGCCGGGTACGGCATTGTTGATGCGGTCAAGATCGGACAGTACGGGATCGGCACGCCGCTGCCGCTGCCAGAAACCACCGACATGAACACGATGCTGCTCGATGGCGTGTATGCCTATTTATCAGGCGCGCCATTGCAGAACGCGCCCATTCCGGGGGCAAGCTATTTGATTGTTCGCGGGGCCGCAGCCTACCCGCATCAGGAGATGAAGCGGCTTTATCAAAACCGCTTTTTCTACCGGGCGTCGAACAAGACGTTCCCCACCGAGGCCTCCGCTGATTGGACGGATTGGGTGGAGATGCTGCACACCGGCAACATGATCGAGGCGACTCAAGAAGAGGCTGAGGCGGGTGTTTCGGGCACGGTGTGGATGTCGCCGCGCCGGGCGGCGCAGCTGTTGACCAAAAAGGTCGTGCAAGCCACCGAGGCTGTGTTTGGTGTGGCTAAGGTGGCGAGCCAGGCGCAGGTCACTGCCGGCACGGATGACGCCACCATGGTGACGCCGAAAAAGCTCAGGGCGGCGCAGGCCACTAAACCCGAGGCCGAAGCGGGCACCGATGACACCAAGACCATGACGCCCCTGCGGGTGTTCCAGGCGATTGCCAAGGTCGTCACGCAAGCCACGGAGTCGGCGTTTGGTTGGGCCAAGGTGGCCACTCAGGCGCAGGTCGCGACTGGCACCGATGACGCCACCATGGTGACGCCGAAAAAGCTCAGGGCGGCGCAGGCCACTCAAGCCGAGGCCGAAGCGGGTACTGATGACACCAAGGCCATGACGCCCCTGCGGGTGTTCCAGGCGATTGCCAAGGTCGTCACGCAAGCCACGGAGTCGGCGTTTGGTTGGGCCAAGGTGGCCACTCAAGCGCAGGTCACGACCGGCACTGATGACACCGCCATGGTGACGCCGAAAAAGCTCAGGGCGGCGCAGGCCAGCCAAGCCGAGGCCGAGGCGGGGGCGGTAGACAACAAGAACATGACCCCGCTGCGAGCGCTGCAGCTTATCCGTAGCGCGACGGCGTTGGCCACCGAAGCGCTTTGCGGGGTTCTGCGCGTTGGCACTCAGGCCGAGGTCGATGCGGGTGCGCTGGATATGGTCGCGGTGACGCCCAAGAAACTGCGCTGGGGCTTTGCGTTCTCTTTCGGCTCTAGTGGCTATCTGGTTTTCCCGACGTGGATGGGTGGCCTGATTATTCAGTGGGCCAACGGCCAGATTAACGCCGGTGCGGGGACCGCTCGCGTCACGGTGCCGATTGAGTTTCCATCTAACCTGACTTTCTACTCAGTTGGCACGTCTGTGGCGGGCGTGATCATGACCGGGCAAAACGCGTCGCCGACTGGCATGGATCTTAACGCCCGCACGGTGGTTAGCGGCGCGCTGGCAGTGCCGCCGGGCGTTGTGGGTTACACCTTCTTTTGCTTGGGGAAATAACACATGCGTTTCTACAGTCAAACAACCGGTTGCTGCTATCTGGAAGGGCTACACGCAACCATGCCTGCAGATGCGGTGATGATTCCCGACGACCGTTACGAGGCCGTCATCGGCAACCCCCCGCTGGGCAAGGTGCGCTCGCACGACGCCCAAGGCCTGCCGGTATTGATCGACGCGGCGCCGCTGGGGGCCAATGAGCTGGCAGAGCAGGAGCGCGCATGGCGTGACGGCGAGCTGGCGGCCAGGCAGTGGCTGCGTGACCGTCACCGTGACGAGCAGGATCTGCAGCGCGAAACCACGCTGTCGGCTGAGCAGTTCGCCGAGCTGCTGGGTTACCTGCAGGATCTGCGCGACTGGCCCCAGTCAGAACATTTCCCCGTGCTCGAGCACAGGCCGGTTGCACCGCCCTGGATCGCCGACCAAACCCAATAGCGCCCCGCACCGACGGGGCGTTTTCTTTTCCGCTGTATCCCTATGGCCTCGCTGATGCGGGGCCTTTTCATATCTGGAGAATCTATGTCTGGTTTCTTTCACGGCGTTACCGTAACGAACGTCGATACCGGCGCGCGCACCATTGCTCTGCCTTCGTCCTCGATCATTGGTTTGGTCGACACCTTCACCCCGGCGCCGACCTACAGTGCGCAGCCGAATGACCTGGTGCTGATCACCAGCGAGCGCGAGGCCATTGCCGCGTTCGGCCCTGACTCGGCAATCACCAAGGCCTGCCAAGCGATCTACACCCGCGCCAAGGCGGTTATTGTCGCGTGCGGCGTGGCCAAGCTTGAGGACGCGGCCGAGCAAACCTCGGCGATCATCGGGGGCACTCTGCTGGGCGGCAAGCGCACCGGCCTACAGGCGCTGCTCGATGGCAAAAGCCGGTTCAACGCCCAGCCGCGACTGTTGGTGACACCCAAGCACAGCGCGACCCAGGCGGTCGGTACCGCACTGGTGGCGTTGGCTGACAAGCTGCGCGCAATTGCCATCATCGACGGCCCCAACACCACCGACGAGGCCGTCATGGCCTACGCCGGCGAGTTCGGTGCCAAGCGCGCTTACATGGTCGATCCGGGTGTGCAGTATTGGGACACCACTGCAAACGCCACGGTCGACGCGCCTGGCTCGGCGTATGTGGCCGGCCTGTTCGCCTGGACTGACTCGGAGTACGGCTTTTGGGCCTCGCCGTCGAACAAGGAGTTTGTCGGGATCACCGGCACCAGTCGCCCGATTGAATTCCTCGACGGTGACGAAACCTGCCGGGCCAACCTGCTCAACAACGCCAATATCGCGACCATCATTCGCGACGACGGCTATCGCCTGTGGGGCAACCGCACCTTGTCGAGCGATGCGAAATGGGCGTTCGTCACCCGCGTGCGGACCATGGATATCGTCATGGACGCGATCTTGTACGGGCACAAGTGGGCGGTCGACCGCTCGATCACCGCAACCTATGTCAAGGACGTGACCGAAGGCCTGCAGGCGTTCATGCGCGATCTCAAGAATCAGGGCGCAATCATCAACTTTGAAGTCTACGCGGACACCGAGCTGAACACGGCCAGCCAGCTGGAGCAGGGCAAGGTTTATTGGAACATCCGGTTTACCGATGTGCCGCCGGCTGAAAACCCTAATTTCCGCGTTGAAGTCACCAATCAATGGCTGACAGAAGTTCTGTCGGCCGCAGCTTAAGGAGCGCATCACATGGCAATGATTCCCGAGACCCTGGCCAACCTGAACCTGTTTGTCGATGGCGTCAGCTTTCAGGGCGATGTACCCAGCCTGACCCTCCCCAAGCTCACGCTCAAGATGGAAGAGCACCGCCCCGGCGGTATGGACGTGCCTATCGAGATGGACCAAGGCATGGAGAAGCAAGAAGCCAGCTTCACCACCACCGGCGTGCGCCGCGAGTCGTTGAAGTTCTTTGGCCTGGCCGATGGGACCGGCTTCAATGGCACTTTCCGGGGCGCCTTCAAAGGCCTGAAAGGCAAGATCACCGCCGTTATCGTCACCCTGCGCGGCAGCCTCAAAGAGGTTGATATGGGCGATTGGAAGGCAGGCGACAAAGCCGAGATCAAGCACAACGTGGCCTTGACCTATTACAAGCTGGAAATCGACGGCCGGGTCATCTACGAAATCGACGCCCTGGGCATGAAGCGCGTTATCAACGGCGTCGACCAGCTCGCCGCACAGCGCACCGCCCTCGGCCTGTAACCCCCTCTCTTTTTTGAAATAAGGATTTTCCCCATGGCACAAGCAACCAAAACCCCGTCCTGGCTGACCGTTACCAACGACCGCGTGACCGTCGCCCTGACCAGACCCACCGAGGCCAATGGCTTGACGGTCGACAAGCTGTCGCTGCGCGCGCCGACCGTGCGCGATATCCGCAGCGCGCAGGCCGGTGCCGGCGACGAAGAGCAGCGAGAACTCAACCTGTTTGCCAGCCTGGCCGAGGTCAACGTCAAGGAACTGGAAGGCATGGCCCTGAAAGACTACACCCGTCTGCAGACTGGCTATTTTCGCCTGGTGCAGGACGACGAGCTTTAACCCCAAGTTGCAAAAGCAGCTGGCCAAGCGGCTGGCTGTCGAGCTGGGTTTCTCGGCCGCTGAGATAGCGGCCATGCCTTGGGAGGATGTGGTCTGGTGGCTCACGGATTGAGCCGTTGAGGGGTAGCGTATGGCAAGCAAGCTGGCGTTATCGCTGGTGATCGGGGGCGCCGTCGCATCGTCGGTCGGCGCCGCGTTCAACACGGTCGAGGACCGTATTGGCAAGCTGGAGAAGAAGGGCAACAAGGCAAAGGTGCTGAAAAGCACCATCGGCGAAACGGTCAAGCTGCGCGAGGAATGGAAACGGGCGCACGACACCGGCGCCGCCGGCGCCGACAAGCTGCTGCGCAAGCTGGAGGGCAATTTGACGGCCTTGCGCAAGCAGGGCGTCGAGGTCGGTCGGCTCGGTCAGGAGTACAAGCGCCTTGCGCGCGAGGCCAAGGCGGCCGATCTGCAGGTTAAAGGTCATCAGCAGATCAGTGCGGGCAAGGCCTCGCTCACGTCCAACCTCGGCAAGGCGGCGGTCGGCGTTGGCCTTACCGCGATCCCGACCAAGATCAGCGCGGATTATCAGGCGATCATCCGTGATATCGCGATCAAGGCGGACGCGGTCAATACGCCGCAGGAAGTGCAGCTGAGCCGGACGGTGATCGGCACGGCCGACAGCACCGGCATGGCCCGCAATGACGTGGCGGACCTGATCAACCAGTT